GATTTTCGAATTATCGACAGGCTGGCGGAAACAACACGCTCACTGCTTATTAAGGGCCGATCCAGGCGGGCGGACCTTGGAAAGGCAAGACTGATGGACATGTTCGGGGACGATGATTTTTCCCTTGAAGGTGGTACCGATGAAGAATGATTTACTAATAGCAATCAACAGACTTGAGCAGTTCATGCTGGAAAAGCTGGGGGTGGAATAATGGCATTTGAGTTTGCGGAGGACTGCGTTCACCTGAAAGCCTGCCGGAGAGCAAGAAAACTGGCATTAAAGAAGGGCATCGCAGGCGGTCACTTGACGCTGAATTGCAACAGCGAGACCTGCACAGCGTATGTGAGCGGGAACGACACCGCCTTTGTAACGGTTGAAGCGGCACTTCGTGTGGCCAGAGATGCCTTTGACATGGTGCGCTCAGGCTATGGAGACTATGACGCAATAGCGCCGCAAGACTTTGACACTGCACAGACACTTGGCGAAATCATTGACGAATTGCAGGAGGTGGAAGGATGATACGGGAACAGAATAGCAGCAAGCCTACCCCATATTCAAGGCGATTGCGGGGGCAGGCTAAAAGACGAGTTGATAATACCACCGAAAAAGGAGGCAACACCATGACAAACAAGGCAATGAAAATTAGTTACCAATGCAGCAATTGTGGCGCACATGAACGGACACTCGCTGGGGTTGGAATTCCTGAAGGTATGTTCTACGCAGGATACCGCGCTCACGGCGATGTGCTGTACTGCCCTGATTGCGTCAAAACGTGGAAAGAGCGTAATGGCGCAGAGTATGACGAACAGTATAAAGACGCACAGCATTTGTTCGCCGTGTGGTGGAACCGGCAGGTGCAGATGCAGATAACGGACAAGAGCAAAATCAGGACATATCGCCGTAATTGTGTTGGCGATTTTGTGGAGGTGGAAGGATGAAGCCGATTATCTTCTCAACGCCCATGGTGCAGGCGATTCTGGCCGGGCGAAAGACGCAGACACGGAGGGTGGTCAAAGAAGATAGGCGCGGAGAATGGGCGGCGGTAAACGACGTTCGCAACAATAGCGAATACGGCGCAAGCGTCCCATGTTATCTGCATCGAGAAACCGCCGTAGACGATATAAGCCGCAATATCATGTACCCCAAATACGACGTAGGCGACATCCTTTGGGTGCGGGAAACATGGAGCCCTGTGCAAGTTCTGCCAAAACGTTACTTGTATAAGGCGGATGCAGAGAATGGCGGCGAAGGTGACGGACTGCCTATTCGCTGGCGACCGTCCATCCACATGCCCCGCGAAGCCGCCCGGCTGTTCCTGCGCGTGACGGATGTGCGAGTGGAGAGGGTGCAGGATATTAGCCCAGAAGATTGTGAATCGGAAGGCTATTTTGAAGCAGAACCAGTTGAGCCAAGGCCGCGCTCATGGTTTTCGGCTGTCTGGGACGCCTGCAGCGCCAAGCGCGGGTACGGATGGGACAGCAATCCGTGGGTATGGGTCATCGAGTTTAAGCGCGTCGAGAAGGGGGCGGAATCATGAGTTACGTTTTAACGGCAATCGTATCAATGATGTTCGGTGCGGGGCTGGCCCTGCTGGTGCGCAACAGTGGCAACATATCAGCAGAGGAACGGGCGTTTAAGGACGGTAGAGAGTGCGGGTATACCGAGGGGCATAGAGATGGATTCCGAGAGGGCATTAAACGGATGTCGGCGATAAAAAACGAGCGCGCGACGGCGAAGGATGAGACGCTTTATCCGATGCACAGGAGGATGCAGGTATGACAGCAAAAGAAACACTCAACGCCATCCGCGACGAGGATCGCGCTATCCAGAACGCAATCGAGCTCGTTGACGGTTGGTACGACGCAGCGACACGCAGCACCGACTCGATGGAAGCCGAGCGAGTATCGGGCACAGGCGAACGCAGCCGGGTCGAAACGGCGGTGTGCCGGATTGTTGACTTTGAGCGGGAACAGAACTTGACGGCTCGGATTGACGCACTTGTGGACATGCGGCAGAGCGCAGAGAGGATTATCAAACGAATCGATTCGCCCAGATTCCGGCAGGTGCTGACGCTCAGATATCTGCAGGTGGAGAGCTGGACATGGGGATGGCGTCGGATCGCGTCGGTGATGGGTCTGCCGCTGACGACGGTGTACGAGTTGCACGGCAGGGCGCTGCAGGCTTTCGCAAATGCCCAGCAAACGCCACCAAATGCATTTTAACGGCATTTACTGGAGTGGGTAAGGCTTTCTATCACGGTCGATTCCGGAGCGCCTTAAAACGCAAATAAACGCCAAAACCACAACATGTAGTGGTCGATTAAAAAAATAACCACAACCTATTGACATCCGAACGCCGATATGGTATATATGTTAGTGTGAAATACTTATAAAGAGTGCCACAAACAAGTGGTCCTTTTTATATGGTAACAAGGAGGATCGACTTGTCAAAAGATACAAATCAAGCGAGCGAAAAGCAGAAGATGCGACTTGAGATGCGTAACATCAACGACCTGATACCGTATGAAAATAACGCAAGGATGCATAGTGTAGAGCAAATTGAAAAGCTGCGGGCGTCATTAAGGCAATTTAAGTTTGTCAATCCAATACTAATTGATGGCAATAATAATATCATTGCCGGACATGGACGAGTTGAGGCGGCAAGGCGCGAGGGAATTAACGAAGTGCCATGCGTACTGGTTGAGCACCTGACTGATACGCAGAGGCGGGCGTATATATTAGCTGACAACAGACTTGCCGAAGACGCGTCCGGCGCTGGTTGGAACATGGATATTGTGCGGGCCGAACTGGCGACATTAAGCGAGTTTGATTTTAATATTGAACTGACGGGGTTTAATTTTGATGACGTGGAGGCATTGGATTTAAACGATAGTGATGATGTGCAATCTAATTTTATGGAAAAGATGACCAAATGCCCGAAGTGTGGGTTCGAGTTTGAGCCATGAGAATATGTGCATATGTACAGAAACAATACGCCAAACAAAATTACAAAAACGAGTGCTTTAACACACGCCAATTTGTTGGGTTGAGGGTAATAATCGACAGTTTGGAGCGTGCAGGGTACACGATAGAATGGGCTGGCAAGGACACGGTACACAGATACGATGTTGTATTGGTAAGTATCACGTCTGACTGTGATTGGTGGGAGTACATTAAAGAGCGTATGAGTTGGCAGCGCGGCAACTACAAAGTGATTGTAGGCGGTGCCGGAGTTTTGCATATAACGCCATTCTTGCCGTTTGCTGACTATTTCTCATTAGGCAGGGGAGAGCAAAGCGTTGTCAATCTTGTTAATGGGATAGCGGGAAAAAGTACAGATGATGACAATAGTATCATCCAATCGTCTGCTTTCTCGCCGGATAATCTGTATTACATACGGCAAGCAGACACGCCGTATCCGCACGAAATCGAATTATCAACCAACTCAAAATATAAAGAAAGCGCTATTGGTTGTAATCACAAATGTCTTTTCTGCGGATATACATGGCAGAGGAAGTTTATTAGCGACAAAGAATTTTATCAAATGTCTGACAGCTTGTTTGGGGGAATTGAAGACAAAGAGCGGGCCTTGCTTGATATGAAAAAAGACTATGGCGCTATTAACTTTTCAAAACTAAGGACAACAGCTATTGATGGGTGTAGCGAGCGGCTAAGAAAGATGGTCAACAAGCCCATAACAAGGGCGGATTTGGTTGAGTTTTATAAAACGCTTATCGCGAGCATGGACAAAGGCGTCAAGCCGCACCAAATTAAGCTATACAACATTGTCGGCTATCCAACGGAGAGTGAGGACGATTATACAGAGATTGTCGATACGATGAAAGAGGCTGACATAAGTTCAGCGAAGGGCAAGCAATGGAGCATAGTGTTACACTGCACACCATTTAGGCCGATGCCTGCCACTCCATTGGCTTGTTCGTCTACAATGTATAAGGATTTTAGGCAGCAACTACCAATGCTGCTAAGAAATCGCGTGTATAAAGGCAACATCATTTACCAAGGAAACAACATGTGGGCGGTAATTGGAATGGGTACAGACAGCCTGAGCACTGTGTTCCTGTCGATGATTGCGCATCGAGGGTTGGAGAGAGACACGGAGAATATTATTAAGTTATGCGCAACGCCAAAGTTTTGGAACGCCAACAGCCAAGTAAAACTTAAAACGCTGGAGAGATATTTTGACGCTGATTTTCTTTTTAGAGAATTTGCGTCCAAAACACTGCCGTCAAGGTATTTAAGAACTTACGCTAAGGTAGAGAGGATGTGGCCAGGATTAAATGCCGAGAGATAATTACTATAACACTGCAAGGTATCTACGCTGGCGAGAGAAGGTGCTGAGACGGGCGAAGTATCTGTGCCAAGAATGCGCAAGATATGGCATCCATGCTCCAGCTACTACTGCGCATCATATACTTCCAATTAAGGAATTTCCAGACAAAAGGTATAACTTAAAAAACGGCGCGGCGTTATGTAATTCATGTCATAACAAAGCACACCCTGAGAAGGGCGGGGATTGGCGATAATAATGCATCCCCCCCACCCTTTAAAAGTATTTTGTGGGGGTTCAAAGACCGGGGGGGGGCCACTCTTCCCTCCCCGGGAAGATTTTGAACAAAAGGGGTATAGAAGACGGAGGGTTTATGGAGATAGTCAACAGAAAGGTCAGCGAGTTAATACCGTATGACCGCAACCCGCGCAAGAACGATGAGGCGGTCAAGCACGTCAAGGCAAGTATTGAACAGTTCGGCTTCAAGGTGCCGATTGTCATCGATGCTGATGGCGTGATCGTGGCCGGTCACACGAGGTTGAAAGCGGCGAAGGAGTTAGGCTGGGCAGAGGTGCCGTGCATTGTCGCCGATGACTTAACACCAGAACAGGTGAAGGCGTTCCGTTTGGCTGACAACAAGACCGCAGAAATGGCCGAGTGGGATGACAAATTGCTGCAAGTAGAATTGCTTGATCTCGTTGAAAATTTTGACATGGCTGATTTCGGGTTTGAGATATACCCGCCGACAGGCGAAGTGAGTGACGATGACTTTGATGCCGATGCGGTTGCTGATGCGATTACAGAGCCTGTCACTAAACTGGGCGATATATGGACGCTTGGCAGACATCGGTTGATGTGCGGGGATAGCACCGACAGGGCAACCGTGGACAGGCTGATGGACGGAGCGAAGGCAGACATATCGTTTACATCACCACCTTATGGGTTGGACAAATCATCAAAATTGAGAGCGCATTACAAACCAAACGCAGAACAAATCAAATCGCTGTATTTGGAACATGATGACAATGCAAACGATTGGGAAGATTTGATTGATGGTGCATTAACCAACATGACCGAACACTCTTTATCACAGTTTGTCAACATTCAAATGCTTGCTAACAACAAAACGAGCATTATCAGGTTGATTAACAAATGGGTTGACCGCTTCGTTGATGTGATTGTGTGGGATAAAGGCAAGGCACCGCCGCAAATGCAAGAATGTGTGTTGAATAATCGGTTCGAGTTTATTTTCATATTCGACAGCGAAAGCAACACGCGGCGATTGCGGTATGGCGATTTCCACGGCAACGAGCAAAACATCATTCAGATAAGCGTGGGGAGCAACGAGTATTCAGACATTCACAAGGCGGTGTTCCCTGTTGAATTGCCAACAGCCATTATCAAAATGAACGGAAAATGCAAGAGCGTTTTAGATCTGTTTGGTGGGACTGGAACTACATTGATTGCCTGCGAGCAAATGAACCGAGATTGCTACACAATGGAGTTATCGCCAACATATTGCGATGTCATTATCAAGCGCTGGGAAAGCCTGACGGGTCAAAAGGCGGTGCTTCTCAATGGCTAAGTACAACACTTTCCTGTTGGTAGACACCAAAACGCGCCGGCCACTGCTTGTCACATCGTCAGCCCGCAAGGCAACAAATGAGTTATGGAAAGGTCGAAGGGTTGAGGTTTGGAACGAGAACAAGCGAGTTGAAATTATCTACTCGCGAAAGGCCGAAGGGATGAAGCGGTATATCCAAGCCGAAAAGGATTATATCAGATGCAAGCAGGAGCGCGCAGAGTTTGCTAATTCATACAGAAGATCACATAGTCGTCAGAAGAAAAGGAATAGAGAATAGAAAGCCGGGAAAGGAGGGACACTGTGGCTAAAAAGGCATACAAAACAGTAACGGGGTATCGAGCGGATATTGTTAGAAAGATGAAAGCCTTAAATGTATATAAACCGGAATTTAGGCATGGCATAGATTCTCTGGCCCAGATGCTTTTCGACTACTATAAAATGCTGAGCACTTTTGAAGAAAGTGGTGGTCATATTGTAGTTAAGCATACTAACAAAAGTGGAGCGACAAATGCGGCGACAAATCCTTTCTATCGTGCGATTGAGGTTTTGCGTAAAGATATTCTTGTTTACTCTCGTGAGTTGGGTCTTACGCCTGCTGGACTAAAGAGGATAAAAGAAACATCTTTGGTGCCTGAAAAGAGATCATCGCTTGCTGATGCTTTAAGAAAGATAAGCAACAGTGCTTAAAGAAAGCGATCGGGTGGCGCTTAATGAGAGCGGTCTGCCAGAGCTTAAAGAGGGCAACCTGCCGGCGCTTAAAGGCAAGTACGCCAGGGAGGTGCTGGAGTATGCCGGGGGCATAGCGGATGGCGGTATCATCGCGGGCGAGGACCGGATGAGGGCCGGGCAGCGCTTCCTTGACATGATTTCTTCCGGGCAGTATGAGATCAGGACAAGGGACGCTGATTTTGTAATCGGCATCATTGAAAACACCTTCAAGCACCGCCAGGGAGAGGCCATTGACGGAACGCCCATGCGGGGCAAGCCTTTCTTGCTGGAGCCCTGGGAAAAATTCTGCGTGTACGGGATGCTGTGTTTTTATTACCCCGGTACCCAGGAGCGGGTGGTTAAAGAGGCGTTTATATTCGTGCCCAGGAAAAATTGCAAAACCCTGTTTGTATCGGCGCTGGCCTGGGGGCTGGGGCTGCTTGAAAGGGCATCGGGGGCAAAAGTGTATGTGGTAGCCATGGTTTTAAAACAAGCCATGGAAACCTTTGACAACTGGGACTACAACCTGACCAATTCCTGGTATGACAGCCTGAACGAGGCCAAGGCGGATGGGTGGCGGTACCTCAATAATAACATGGAGCACTCCATCAGCCATAACAATTTTGACGGCGGCAGCGTGCACATGGAGGCGCTGGCCG